GATAAATGTAAAAAACATGGAGGTGGAAAACGATGTAATGAACCTGATTGTAAAGCAAGTGCACAAGGTAAAACCGATAAATGTAAAAGACATGGAGGTGGAAAACGATGTAATGAACCGGACTGTCATTCAAGCGCACAAGGAAAAACCGATAAATGTAAAAGACATGGAGGTGGAAAACGATGTAATGAACCAGACTGTCATTCAAGTGCACAAGGAAATTCCGATAAATGTAAAAGACATGGAGGCGGAAAACGATGTATCGAACCGAACTGTCATTCAAGTGCAATAAGTAAAACCGATAAATGTGTCGCACATGGAGGCGGAATTCGATGTAATGAACCGGATTGTAAATCAAGCGCAATAGGTAAAACCGATAAATGTAAAAGACATGGAGGTGGAACTCGTTGTAATGAACTGAATTGTAAATCAAGTGCAAGAGGAAATTCCGATAAATGTGTAGCACATGGAGGCGGAAAACGATGTAGCGAACCTGATTGTAAAAAAGGTGCAGAAGGCAAATCCGATAAATGTGTCGCACATGGAGGCGGAAAAAGGTGTATCGAACCTGATTGTCATTCAAGTGCATTTGGTAAAACTGATAAATGTATCGCACATGGAGGCGGAAAACGTTGTAATGAACTTGATTGTAAATCAAGCGCACAGGGTAAATCCGATAAATGTATCGCACATGGAGGCGGAAAAAGATGTCCCAATTGTATTGATTGGATTGATTCAAGATGTGGTTCTGTAAAATATGATGGATATTGCGCAACTTGTTTCAAGCGTATTTTTCCAGACGATGAAAGAAGTAAGGTTATATATACTCATACAAAAGAAATTATGGTTAGAAACGCAATCAACTCGAATTTTGAAGGATTCGTCCATGATAGACCATTATATACTATGAATTGCGATTGCTCACATCGTCGTCGTATAGATCATCGAAAATTGATAGGTAATACTATTTTAGCAGTTGAAACCGACGAATTTGGACATAGAGGATATAACCAACATGATGAAGAAATTAGATATGATGATTTATATATGATTCACAGTGGTAAATGGATATTTATCCGTTTTAATCCAGATGATAATCGTAGTAAAGTAGATATTGATGATAAATTAAATAAATTGATTGAAACCATGAATGATTGTATTAACCGGATTGAAAATGATGAAAATACAGAACTGTTAGAAATCATAAAATTGTATTGCTAAGCCCCTTTTTCCCGCAAAGCGGGTAAAGTGGCTAACCCCCAAAAAACTGTTTTCGGTTCTAACTTTTCTTCGGATTATAAATTTATTCATCATAAAATAAAACGATATCGTTTATTAGTTAAAAGAAAATTAACTATTATATTTAATATGGATAAGTCATTCAAATTCGAAATTGAAGACAGTGAAAAATATATCGTATCAAAAATTTATAAAGCCACTAAAATACCAACTCAGATACTCTATCACAAAATTTTTATTGAGAATGCAAACAACAATTCTGCAGGTTATGTCATCAAAGAACAATGTGGCAAAGGCGGAGCGTCAGTTGTTTATAAAGGGGTCATTAAAGACACTGATGAAACAATTATAATCAAAGAATTGAAAACGAATAATTTATATAAAGTTAAGCGTGAAGTAAATATATTGAAGCTATGTAAAAATATTCCGAATGTGATACAACTTTTAGATTTTTTCGTTAATGACGATTGCTATTATCTATTGTTTCCATATTACAACTGTAATTCCAGTCGGACGATTTTTTACAATTTCACCCAAATAGAAATAAAAATTTTTATGAAAAAGTTTTTGGAGGCCCTTGAAAAACTACATCGGAAAGGTATTATTCACAGGGATTTAAAGCCCGGAAATATTCTTGTAAAATCGTGTAGTGATTTTTACATTATTGATTTCGGGATAAGTGATTTCTATGTTCCACATCGCAAATTTGATACGAAATTAGGAACGCGCAATTTTAAGGCACCAGAACAATTAATTAATATTAAAGGATTTGATTATGGGATCGACATTTGGTCGTCTGGTTTAATTTTTGCAGAAATATATTTTGGCAAATATCCGTTTTGGAAGCCCGAAGAAGATATTATCATTCTGGAAAATATCTATAATTTAGTGGGGACCGATAAATTTACGGAATTCATAAATGAGTATAAGACGGGAGGAGTCTATCATTTCTTAAAGAATAGTGTTGAACCTGCTAATTTAGAGAGCTATTTTGAAAGAAAGGCATCTGATTCTATTCGAAATAACACAGAAGAAAATAAAAAAGCATTTGATTTGATTGGAAAAATGTTGGAGATTGACCCGAGGAAGAGAATAACCGCACATGACGCATTGAAGCATCCATATTTCGCAAATTAAAAAAACAGATTTTAATAAAATTTATGGTTATTAATTTAATGGAATATCAGGAGGAAGTCGTTTCTGAATTGAAACAATACACAAATTTGGAAAATTATGATTTTCCAGTTTTTTATTATAAACATAATAAAGCCCAATTTTATTTCAAGCGGTTATGTTTAGAGGTCGGGAAGATGTGTCATATTATTGGAGAAAAGAAAACAGGAAAAACTCTTTTTATTAAGAGTTTATGTGGTTTAGAGTGTCCGCAAGATAAACCAATTAATACTATTTTTTTGAATTATGATATAACATACAAGCCGGAAATTGTTCAGTGTAATAATGAGACTATACTTTTGAAGGAGTATATCAAATTGAAAAAAATAAATAATCACAGAATATTTGAAATGGGTCCATATTTGAATATGAAAATGGTTGATATTCCAGAAGAAAAAAAACAAGTATTAGGGTTCTTATTAACACTGAAAAAGGATTCACTGTTCTATATGATTGATATTTCCATTGAAAATGTTTCAAAAGAAACGATTAAAAAGATGGTGGATGTTTTTCGCATTTTTTGCGAGAAGAACAATAAAATTGGATTGATTACAACGAATTTGCCATCAGATTTAATTTCTCAAACGGACCACATTTATCACTTGAAGAAGAATATGGAGAATGAATATTACGGGGAGCAATTAGTCTAAGTGCGAATCACTTATAGCTTATTCGTTATCTGTGTGTTTCTAATATAGAGGAGTTGAACAGGCTCATCATTCTTCTTGGTTGGTAATTTCTCGATAATATCTACTACATCAAATCCTTTTACGACTTCCCCAAATACGACGTGCTTTCCATCAAGGAAATGGTTATCGGCGAAGTTAATGAAAAATTGGGACCCATTTGTATTGGGGCCGGAGTTAGCCATTGATAGCGTGTATTTCTTGTTGGGGATTGTTAAGCTTTCGTCGGGAAACTTGGGACCAAATATGGATTTTCCGCCAGTTCCATCGGCATTTTCATAATCGCCGGTTTGGAACATGAATCCTTTAATCACTCGATGAATAACACAGCCCTTGTATTCAATCTTGGAGAGGGATTTGAAGTTTTCGCAGGTTCGCGGGCATTCATTTTCATAGAGTTTAATGTAAATGTTTCCGATTTCGATTTCTTTATTTTCTTCTGGACTGGACGCAATATTTAAAACGACATATTCTTGATTTTCTTCTGGTTCATCATCCGTTTCTTTTTCAACATGAAAATTTTCTTCTATTTGCTCATTTGAATCTGGTTCTGGATCATCATTCTTGATTTTAGGTTTACCAAAGAACCAACCCATGATTTTATCCCTTTTCGTATAAAGGATAAATAATAAAAGGACACCAACTGCGATAAGAATCCACTTATAATTCATATTGAAATATAATGTTTTGTCTTTAAGTCTAAGTTTTTTGCGGATAAATATTTTTATTATATTATTTCTCTAAAATATGGATTATGTTTCTAAACACACACTTGAAGAAGAGTTAAGAAAAATAAAAAAGAAGGAACAAGATTTATATAAATTTATTCTTCAACAGTTTCTTGATTTAGAGGAATATAAGAAAAGTTTCTCGGCTAATATTTCAAAAAATGTTGATGAAATTGTAAAAGATAAACTTGGAAATTTGAATGTTTCCGCAGGAGATAGAAAGAGTGGAGAAACCGGTCTACAGGGCCCACAAGGAGAGAAGGGCCCACAAGGAGAAGTTGGCCAACAGGGCCTCCAAGGAGAAACCGGACCAAATGGAGAGCAGGGCCCACAAGGAGAGCAGGGCCAACAGGGCCTCCAAGGAGAAGTTGGCCAACAGGGCCTCCAAGGAGAAACCGGACCAAATGGAGAGCAGGGCCCACAAGGAGAAGCCGGACCACAAGGAGAAGCCGGACCAAATGGAGAGCAGGGCCCACAGGGAGAGCAGGGCCCACAAGGAGAAGCCGGACCACAAGGAGAAGCCGGACCACAAGGAGAGCAGGGCCCACAGGGAGAAGCAGGACCACAAGGAGAAGCAGGTCCCACCAGTGGAAATTTAGTAAAGAATGTTTTTAAATACGATGACACATTTGAAAATGATTTATTTTTGGAATCATTATCCGCAAATCATGAAACCGTTGTTTTCTTAGGAACAAATATCGTTGGTAAATTATCTCTTCCAAAGCCTTCAACAGAAATGGTCGGACGTAAAATTTTAATAATTAATACTGGGGATAATACATGGAAAATCTCCGCGCAATCGAATGTTAAAATCGGTGGTCAATATGAAAAGAATTTGAATAAAGAAGGAAATTATATAAAATTATTAGTGGGGGATGAAAAATATTATGTTATATAATAATATGACGAATTGTTCTTATATAAATAAAAATGGGAAGATGTGTGGAGGCCACATTCATGGAAATGGCTTCGTATGTAATAAGCACAATAAAAAAACTCAGAAAGGTGGGTTTGTTTATGAGTTGATTTATCCACTTGGAGCAAGTGTGGGCGCAGCGACCTATACTCTTTATAAATTAAACAATATTGTCGGTGATTGGTATATGAACCGCAATAAAAATAAAAAGAATAAAAAATAGTATTTTAAATTTACCATCAATTTTTATTGATGGTAAATTCGAGCAAAATTTTTATGGTAATTGTCGTCAAGTGTAGCATTAATGGCAATGCGTTCTGGACACATCTGGAAAGAAGAGGATCGATTCCTTCATTTGACGACAAATTATAATTCCAACTCTAATATCGCATATAACTTCTTTGAAAGTTTCTCTATAAATTCATCATCTTCTTTCTCAATTAACCTCCCTGATATTTTTTCAATAATAATATCTTCATCATTTGATGTTGTCCCCATCATTTTTTGAATAATATGTTCATCCTTAGACCCTAACCCCAAGAGTTTATCAATAACATCTACACTAACTCCGATTTGCTTGAATTTCAACAGTTCCGCCTCAATTTCTTGAACATCTTTCATGGTAAGACCATCCGGCTTAATATTTTCATCTTTTATTCCTTTTATTGAGACTGCCTGATATTTAATTGTATTTGAATGTAGAAATTGCTTCTTGATAATATATCCTCTCAAAAATTTCTGTTTTATGTAATGGAATATCTGATTGTCGAATGAGCGGTTTATTTTCCAAAGTCGCGTTAATTTAAGCAATCTTCGCGCACCATTTAATGTAATCAGATAAGCGTGTGGTTGATGAACTTCGGTCTGGATTTCAATTTCTCCATTCGATTGTTCTAAATCCCGATTGTTCAAATATAATCCAACATAATCGAACAGTTCTGGAACATTTTGTAATATAGAATTTATGTTTTTATTAATACTTGCGAATATGCGAACATTATCCTCAATAATAATTGCGTATTCCAGCGAATTATCATAAATATATTTCCATGTAAGAAAATGAGTAATGAACCTATTAAAATCTCCGGTGCTTCCTTGTTCAGTGTATGTTTTTGTTATAAATAGTTCATTTTTCAGAAGAATATCATTCGCATCGTTTTTTAAAGAATCATACTCGTTTATTCTAAAATAGTTAGTAATAGGTAAATTATCTAACTTGGTTGTTTTCTTACAAATTATAAATTTTGGTATAATAGATGAATTATCCATTAGTATATTATTATGATGAATCAAAATAATAATATTTATTTAACGAAAAAATAACAAATTGAGCAATATTGCTAATCCTAAAATCTGCCATATACTTTCTGCCGGTTTTGCGATTGTTATCAATTTACATAATACTAAATTCCAAAGGAACTGACCAATGAGTAGAATAATTAATACGTAAATAATTAAAACAATAAAAACAGCTAGTGCATCTTTCCATTTAGGAGTTTGGACTCCATTCAGACCCTCATTTGTTGAAGCCAACCCACATTTTAATGAATCTGTCAATAATTCTTTAATCATTAATTATATAAAAGAATATTTTTTCAAAATATAAAAAATATTCTTTTATATAATTAATGGTAATTGAAGGTTTTAGAGGTTCAAGCGGAGGTGGAAGTATAGGCGGGGGAGGTGGTATGGGAGGTGGTCATGAATCACAACTCTCATTCTCCGGAGTTGGTGGGCGTCCATCAGCAACCGGATTCCAACATCAAATTCAACCTTCCAGCAATTTTGATCGATATAATTCCGGTAATGATCGGGACCGCTACCGAGACCACGACCGTAATAATAATAACAATGTTATTCATGTCGGGGGTGGAGGCGGAGGCGGTTATGACCGCCACAATTACCGGAATGACTGGAACGGTTATTATCCCCCATATACATATTATAATCCTCTTATGTATCAAGACAGACAACCTACTGAAATAGTAATCAATGAAGACAAAAATTCTAAAAATAAAATGGACGAAACCGTAAAAATTCTTCTAATTGTTTTCATTTGCCTGTTTGTTCTCGTTATGTTATTTATGATGTTAAATTTTTTGAAAAAATAGAATCACCCTTCAAAAATATGTAGGGCGTCATTCGTTCTAATCGAATTTATGATTTCAATCTCTTGTATTGTTCCGTTCTTCATTAAAAAATTTTTGAACTCCTTAAATTTTTGTAATTTACTCAGTAATGGAGACTGATAGTTTATTTTTTCCAATATGGACCGATGAAGAATTGGAAATAAGCATTCAATATAATAATGGTAAAGCCGGTTGTGATTTGCCACATACATTGTTATTGAGCCGTTCGCTCGATTCAGCATATTACATTCAGATACAATGTATAGTTTCGTCGTGTCCTGTAATTGCTTTTCATCTATGAAGCGAATATAATTTTTCGGAAAGATACAACCCGCCCCGCAAAAAAATATGTAATCGTGTAATGAAGAAGAGACCCGCGTCAAAATAAGCATTTTCTGTATTTCCGAAAAGAGATGGACCTTCTGTGGTATAACGAACTTTATCTTGAATTGATTCTTAAACATATATTGTTTTATGTATTTTTCAATATTGCTAACATATGTCAGATTTTCAGTGTAAATCAATACTTCATAATTGCTCTTCTCAGTTTCAATTATACTGCGAATCGTCGGCTCGATGTCATTAACTGCGTTAAAAAGAACTATACTATATGTCGGCTCAAAGTATACCTCCTTCTTATTATACTCTACCATAAAGAACAAATCCCCCATAATTGTTTTATACGACCCTTTCTTAAAAATGGATACGTCATGCGTTATATTTAAACGGATGGGCTTTTCTTCTTCTGACTGCTTTATTATGTTTCTCTCGGATACAATATTCGCGTTAACCCGCTCCTTTTGCGACAATCGCAAGTGATTCAATATTTTCTCCCTGTAATCTCTGAACGGGTCATTCATTCCACAATTCTCTTGTATAATATTTTGGAATACATTGCTAAAAAAGAGGGGCGTATTGCTTTCCACGACGCGTTCCACTTTCGCGTGTTTAATTATTTTATCAATCATTTCTTTTATAAAATCGTCGACTTCAAGTAAACACAAATGTTTAATTAAGAGAAAACGATAATTATCAAAATGGAACCTCTTCCGAAAACCAAATATTTCCTCAAATGAATCATTCTCTGGATCAGTAAGAAATAGCGTCTCCAACTTATCTACAACTCTTACTATATTACGAATCGTTTTCAGTGTTATTTCATTTTTTTCATCAGTCCAGATAAAGAGTTCGACTTCCTGATTTGAGCGAATTTCGACCTTACAAATTTGCGTTTTCTCATCAGATTCAATACATGATTTAATTGTCTTTTTTCGGTCAATTGACCAATACAATTTAGTTGTTGCATCCATTGTAAATATACAATCCACGATTTTGTCTATTTTGTTAGTTATAATATTATGAAACCCATAAATATCATTCGTAAAATCGTCGTCAACTATTTTTTGATTGAACTCACTTAAAATATCTTGTGATTGAAGAATATTAATTATATTTTTTTTGAATTTCATAAAATAATTTATTTTTTTTATTTATAAGGAATACGAATAAATAATCTATTCTATATTAATGACAGAAAGAGGAGTTCCGCGCCCAGTACCATGGATTAATAAAGCAAATCTATATACGCATCTAACCGATACGGTTGAATTGTCAACTCTTAAAGATATTGTTGACGCATTTCCAGCGTTGATAACATTATATCAAACAACAATAAATAAAACACTTCTTGCACCCGTAAATTCTGCGATTCTATCAATCCCCAATTTCGCAACACTTCTTTCAACAGTAGACCCTTGGTTAGAAACATTCGCAAGATATATTCTTTTAAGCCCCCGCGTAAATTATCTAGATTTTATTAATGATACCGATTATCCAACCGATTATCCAACTTCTAACCCCTTCACAATAACAGCAAATGTTAATGATAATGGAGATAGTTATGATGTCGGATTTCAAGATGTTTTAGATAATCAAGCGTCTATTATATCACGGGGATACATTACTGGAACTGACTGTAATATGATGGTTATTTCAGCGCTTTTAATTCCATCAAACCCACCGTAAAAATTGAAAAACATTCATTTTCATTTTTATATATTGTAAAAATGAATATCGATACAAATATATTACAATTTTGTAAAGAAAACAATCTTTCGGATGATACATATCAAAAAATCCGATATTTTATATATTCTATTATTTCGGACCCATTTTATCAAACAAATCCGTGCGATTCATGGAATAGTCTACTCTCCTATGATAATTCAGAAATGGAGACAGACAAAGATACCTACTTTTTCTTATCCCATGAAAAAGATAGAATATACATATATCATTCGAATACAAGAGGAAATCTTAAATTGAATTATACAGTTTTATATATGATAAAGTCATATATAAATATACAGCATTCTATACTCGTCATTTTACAGAGTATTTTTCCAAAAATACAAATCAATGATCGCCATCAAATTCGTGGAGAATTAAATATGAAAATTGTCCATAGTCTTTTTTATCTCATCGAACAGCATCGCACTCCATCGTGTTTTGATATCCTGATTGAAAAAAGGAAAGCATTAAAACTTTCCGAAAAAAGAGAACTCGCCGCAAAATTCAATAACAAATGCGATTGTTGTGGAGATATCATCGGAGATATTACTCGTGGAATAAATGAGGACCATATAAGAGAACTCCAATACTTCGGGACAAATAACCTCTCTAATTTTCAACTTCTATGTCTCGATTGTCATAATTACAAAACAAAATTGAACAAGAGTAAGAAGCGGAAAATTGAAGACACGAATCCCACCCAATCTAAGCGCCGGAAGACTAGCACAGCATCCGCGCCCTGATTGCGGGAGCCGATTCATAATCGACAATTTCAATATCCTCAAATTTATAATCCCACACTTCTTGGACTTTCCGCTTTAATTTAAGTGTTGGTAAAAGATAGCGCTCATTCCTTCGCTCCAACTGAGTTTTAACTGCGTCAAGATG